ACTCGTATTCGGTATCGCTCATGCGGATACCTTGTACGTTGAGGTTGACGAAGAAGAAATATATGAAAAGACAGGTATAGTGATATTACTTGGATTCGTTCAAATAACCTTCTTCTGGTAACTAAAAGGCCCCTCACGGGGCCTCTTTTATGCACCTAAGAAAAGTGCTCTTTCATCGTTCCTTCGTTTTACAAGTCCAGGTAGTACCTTACCGCCTGCCTTAGTCCAGTCTAGGAAGCCTTCAGCAGCTCCTTCAATGTCTCCACGGTTGTATTTCATCCGTATGGTGGACTTCTGAAGGTTCCCTAGCCCTACGTTGAAGCTAAAGCTAGTGAGAGCGTCGAGGTGGCCTTGATTAGCAGCAGAGTTAGGACAGAGACGTAGAACACCTCTGACAAAAGACTCCAGATCCCTTCGTAATATTTCATTTACTTCCTCCATTGTAAGCTTCCTATCCCATCCGTCAGGAATAGCAAGTTGTTTACGTTGTTCTAAAGGTACTTTGATATGATTAGGATCAATGACATGACCAACACCAACAGTCCAGAGCAGAGCAGGGCAACGATATGGAAGCTGTCTAACCCCTTCATGGTGTTTAATCATCTCAATGGCTTTATCGCTTATCATTTTCCAAAGGCCCGACCACCAAAGTGGAAAGCAATAATGGAAGCAAACAGCGCCTGGGTCTCATTATCCCACAACTGATCTGCCAATGTAGTGAAATCTACATTCTGCTTGAAGCCGTGCCAGAACAGAAGACCATCAATCATCACCAGCAAGCCAAAGAAGCCATAGGTAATCAAAGGACGCACCAGAGCACGAAGGTTCTTAACCCACTGAGACGTGCCTTCATTCAGGCTCATATCGTGAGCATACAGAGCCTGCATCTCAGCCTGCTGAGCACCGATGATGGCCTGGGTGGTCTCAGCACTGCTGGAGGTCTTAATCTCGTCTAGGCGGATTTCTTCCACCTTAGCCTGTGCAGCGTATCCCTTCTCAAGCATAGCAAGCTCACGCTCAGTCTGCATAGTAGCCAAAGCAAGCTCGTGTTTCTTGTCGGACCTGTCCTGGAAGAAGTCCAAGAGCTTAGGTAGGCCACCCATGAGGAAGCTGATGAGGGTAGACAATAAAGTTAACATAATTAGTCCTTTCTACAGAAACTTGGGAGCATTGAGGTAGCTTGGAAGACCTTCCAGCATTCGACATAATCAGGATCGTTGATCCATAGATATTCAAACTGTTTACGATCAAACTTATCTAGCAGCCTACGCTCCTGTGCGTCTAGATAAAGACCATACATTAGGGTTGAGAAAACAAAGAACCAAAGAAAAACAGCTATGGATATAGCTGCTTTAATCTTGATCTTCTCTAGTTTCTTGGATCGTCTAGCCTCTCTTATTCTTTTTTCTTTTAGCTCTTGAGCCATCCTCTCTTCAAGTTCAACTGTAAGCCTGTGCCTCTCAGCAGTGAACTCTTTCCAGACCCCAGGCATATCAAGCTCATAGATAAGCATCTCCCTGAGTTCAGTCTCCATCTTCTGTAACTCATGCCTACGCATGATGTTCTCAAAAGCCTGCGCTTGGATGCTCTTGGCAGGGTCTGGAGGAGCTAACTTAGACTCAATCTCTATCTTCTGGAGCTTCTCAGTTCCCTCCATGAACTTACCGACATGACCAGAGACTTCTGAGGCTATGTCAGCAACTTCTTTACCGGCTTGTTTGGCTTCTTTATAGAGAGCCGTAAGTGCCCTTACACCTTTGATAGCTCCTTGAGCCAGCGCAAAAGCACTTACAGGGTCGATCATTGCCCTGCTAAACTAGCTGCCTGAGGGACAGTAAATGATTGGATAAAGGCAGCTCTGGTAGGCTCATCCATGACTTTCATCAAGGAAGATACAAAGTCATTGACTTTACCTTTCTTGAGGTCGGTAGACATATACAAAGCCAGCCCTTTAGGATCGAGCATAAGTTCAGTCATTCGATTATTGAACTCTTTAGCATTTCCACGCTGTAGTTGCTCAACACCGGCACGGAGAATAGACACAGTACGGCTCAAAAGGCTTGGAATCTCTTTGGTAACATCTACTTGGCCTTCAGGAAGAGTAGAAACTTTTCTAGCTCCTTGGGCTGCTTGAGTGGTACGCTTAAGATCATCCAGAACACTGTTGACAACAGCCACTTCACGAGGAGTCAGAACCTCTGATAGTTTCTCGTAGCGAGGAATTCCTGTAGCTTGCTTGATCGTACCGGCAGCATTCTCCACAGCAGTGGCAAATACACCTGCTCTTTCTTTATCTAAAGGAGTCTGAAGTTTCTTGGATAAATAATCTCCAATCTCCATCCGATTAAGTTTATTACTGTAATCAGTATATGACTCCAGATATTTTTTCCAAGCACCGCCAGAAGACCTATCAAGGGCAGTATCAATAAAAGATTTTACATTTCCTGCTGTTTTAGCAGCTTGCTGAGGCAGTCCGCCTTGTGCAAACTTCTGTCCTTGCTGAAGAAAAGCTTCAATGTCTTGGTTCAGTGTTTTACGGACATTATCATACAGATCTTGACTGCTCAAAATACCGTTATCATCTGCCTTAGAAAGAATCTTTTGTTTAGCAAACTCCAACACTTGTTTAGACAAGTCGGAAGACGTTCCTTTGATGGCTTTATCAATCTGCTCTGCAATATCAGAAGCTTTTAATGGGAATACACCAGATTCAGCCAAAGAAGTCAATTGAAGTTGTTTCAATTGTGAGGCTGTTTGATCTGCTGTTTCTCTAAGTGCTCGTGTTTGTTCCTGCACAGAAACATTCAACTGAGGATATGGAAGATTAGAAGCCTCTTCAGCCTGTCTAACCAACTGACCAGCCCTATCTTTTATCTGCTTATCAATACCGTTGATGATGTTTTGAGCTTCATCAGCTTGTGCAATTGCTCGGTCACGCAACTCACCTGTAACTTCCCCGCGCTCAAGTGCAAGTTTAGTTCTTTCCGCTTCAGTCTTAGCGATCTCTTGAATAGCTCTAACACGAGCGGCTTGTTGTTCAGCAGAACGCTCAGCAAACTTTGCCGCTTGTCCAGACTTAGTAGACAGTTTCTTCTGAGCTGCCAATAACTCAACTGCCGAAGGAATGTCTGACAACGCTTCAGCCACCGTAGGGCGAGAACCAGAAACAAGTTCTTTGGCATCTTGAAGAGCAGTAATAACCTTGGTTTTATCTTCGCCTGCAAGATTATCGACATACTTTTTTAAAGCAGCTTCACGCCCTGAAGGAGTCAACCCTTTAACTAGATTAGCTAAAGCCCCTACAGCTTTAACTCCACCCTCTGTGATAGGCCCAAGAATAGCTCCTACAGTCATTTGCTCCAGTTTAGACTCAGCAAAGTCTTTACCTTCACCAGTAACAGGCTGGAAAGCAGCCAAACCTGCTCCAGTAGCTGCAGAGCTACCGACTTTAGAAGCCAGTCCAGCAGCGGCTGCGGGAGCTTGAGCAACCCCAATAAGCTTATTCACAGGGCTTACAACCCCTCCCAGAAGCTGATAAGGATCAAAACCAGTGCTTCCGACACGAGCTCGGCCCTCTTCAGTCATCTTTTCGGATTGTTGTACTAACCTATTTGCCCCGGCTTTAATGTCCTGACCAAATAAACCAGTATTAGCCAGCATTTGATTAACTGCCAAAGCAGGATCAACAATAGCACCTTTGATTGTACGAGCAATAGGGCTACCAGCACCAAACATTTGCTCCATCATTGATGGGGCTTCTTGCTGAGCTGGAGGAGCCTTAGCAGCCTGTCCTGGAATAGCCGCAGCAGGTGTCGGAGCTGCTTGACCCCTTAGAGCGGCTGCAATCTGAGCATCTGACATATTGTCAGGAAACTCAATAGTTTCTCCGTTTACTTCAATATATTGAGGCATACGATTCCTTAAATTGCTTCAATTTGTCCCGTAGCAGGATTAAACCGTTTAGTTGCTTTAGGTGTTTTAGGCGGAGCTGCCGAAGGTGTAGAAGGTGTCAGATTCTTACCGCCTCGCTCAGCACTGTACAGCTCCAAAGATTCTATGTCAGAGGCTTTAGCATCCTCCAGAACTCGTTTAAGGCCTTCCAGACCACGTTTAACGGCTTTGCCATCATTCTTGCTCAAGCCGTCAACAATCTGTTTCTGAGCACGTTTGGCATCGCCTTCAGTCTGAGCGCCTTTAGCCAGATTCAGAATACCGTTAACTGCTTCAGCTACGTACTGTTCAAATTCAACTTTATTCAAGTCAGATTCGTTAGCTTTACCCAGGCTAGTACGAGCCATACCTAGCAAATTTTCGCCCATGCCAAACTTCATTGTACCGTTGTCAATCTTGTTAATAAAATCATCTGCTTTCTCAATAGTAGAAGTAGTTGATCTAATGTTTGTATTGATACGGTTAACATCTTTTATTTCAGTAGCTGACAAAGGTTTAACAGTATTGTTTTTAAGCGAAGCAATTAAAGTAGCCAGTTGTTGCTGGCCTTCAGCACGTTGACGATCTCGTTTTAGCTCAAATTCACGCTGTCTTTCTCTTTCATCTGCAGTAAATTGACGTTGAGCAGCTTTATCTTGAGAAACCTGCAGAGCTTGAAGAACTTTGCCCGGATCTCCATATTTAGAAACAACTTTAAGAATGTCTTTTTCTGTTGCATCAGGACCAAGTTTAGCAAGTTCTTCACGTAACTGATCTTCACGCTCAAAGGCTTGAAGTTCTTTTTTACCTTTAGCTGTCGTCAAGGCAGCTTGAGCCTCTTGTTGCTTACGGCTTGCAATGGCCTGACCAAGCTGGGCTGATTCTCCTGCAAAGCCTGCCTGTTGGAGACGGTTAGCATATTCTTCTAGACCTTTAGTCGTGGTAACATCTAAACCTTGTGCCATTTGACGCAACATAGTAGCACGTTTGATGGCAGGGTCTTGAATGTCCACGCCTGCTGCCTGTGCCAGCCCTTGACCAAGATTAGCACCGGCTTTGTAGCCCATAAAAGCCAGTTGCTGAGAAGGAGCCAACTGTGCAAACTGAGCTGCACGAGCTTCAGTCAGTTGTCGTTGTTGCTCTTCAGGCGTTAATACACCGCCAAAGAGTCCAGAAAGATCTGCTGTAGCCATTATTAAATCCCCCAATCAATTTTGCTTGCATCTTCATAATTGAAGTTAGGCTGAGCGTATTGTCCGAACATATCAAAGAACGATTGCTGTTGTTGCGCCGCTTCCTCAGGAGTCATAACCGTCTGGCTCAATCCTGTAGGCATTCCAAACCCACCAAAAGAAGCAATCAACTTAGCCACAGGATCGGACAAACCAGCGATACCACCAGTGAGAGCTTGTTGCTTCATCAAAGCAGCCTGCTGAGCAGGAGTATAAGCCCTTGCAGCAGCAGTATTCAAGATGTTTGCCACGTTAGCACCGGAGGTAGACTGCTGTGCTCCAATCTTGGTAGACACATCCAACGGATTCTGACCCAAGGCTTCAGCAGTGCTCGCACCAGTAAGGTACTGAGTATACGGAGCCAGAGCAGCCACTTGATAGGCAGGAACCTGACCAAGCAGATTAGCGCCGGTGTTGAACAAGCCAGCACCGAAGCTAGTCTGTTGCTGACCTTGTTGCATTGCGTTAGCAGCCAACTGAGCATCCTGCTGAGCCAAGGCATTATAGTAAGCCTGGAGCTGCGGGTTAGAAGCACCCATAGCCACGCTACCGCCAGCACCAGAAGTTCCACCAACGCCCAGACCAAGGCGACCCTGCTGGAACTGTTGGTTGGTCAACTGAGCCAACTGTTGCTCACGTCCGGGTTGCAGCAAAGACTGCTGCTGTTGCATCACTCGCTGAGCAGCCGCTTGCGGAGACTCTGCAAGGTATCCCTGACCAAGATTAAACAAGCTCTGAGCAGCAGCGCCCACAGGAGCGATCTGACCAGCAGCTTGAGTGGCTTGCTCTAGATTAGTACCTGCCTGACCGAGCAAACGCTCACGCATAGCAGCAACATCAGGAGCCACCTGATAACCTGCACCAGTGAGCCTACCTTGGTCATCATAGGTGAAGCCACTAGTGCCAAACCGGGAGGTAACACCAACAGGACGGAACTGAGCAGCTTGAGCAGCCTGCTGACCTGTAGCCAGGAGGTTCTGAGCCAGTTGATTCTGTTGGCTAGCCCCGTACTGAGCAGCTCCTAGAGTACCGAGAGCACCAATGCCCCCACTAAGCAGGCCACTGACTGCCTTTTGTTCTTCTGGTGTGAGTGCCATTAGTAAGTCCCTCCGTTGACGGTAGCATCAAATGTGCCAGATACCGTTAAATTAACCGCTGTTGCATTACCAGTCAAAGCCACGTTAGAAGCGTCAGCTTTGGAGGCAATCGCAGAAGCAATATTATCAAACTCAGTGTTAATCTCTGTTCCCTTGACAATCTTTGCAGGGTTTCCCGATGCTAAGCTATCTTTGGTAGCAAAGTTTGTACTTTTTACATAGTTACTCATTATCGAGTCCTTCCTGCTTTACAGAATACGTCTAGTTTTTGAATAGAAAGCTCAAAGTTATTGATGACTGTTTCAATACCTAATTGAATGATGTTACCTGCTCCTCCAACCTGAACCTTCTGGTTATCAAAGATAACACCAGCGGTATACTCACCGATATTGTATTCAGCGATACCGTATTCAGCCACCTCAATTCCGCTTAATTGAAGGAACTGAGAACTGTAGTTACTGCTGTAGTCAAACCCGTATTTAAGAATAACATCAGCACCTTTACCACCAATCATGGTGAAACTGATCTTCTTCAGTACCTTGATAGCTGTAGGAGAACCTAGATCAAAGTAGTTGGTGTAATAACCCATACGATAGGAGCTGGTGTTGTCCAAGTGACCAGTGTAGTAACCTACAAAGCCAGCAAAGCCCATGTATACGTCTTTAGACCGTGTAGAGAACAATGCCGTGGGCAACAAAGTCCAGGTAGTGGCCCTAGCAGCACCGTTCTGCAAGGTAACTCTCATGTCAAAGCAGTAGGTGATACCAGTGACAGGAAGAACCAGCAGGTAGAAAGCATTATTGTCAGAATACACTGCCTTGATGTCAGCCAATACTTCGCTAGACACCGCCTGTACCAGATCATCCCGGACATTCATGCTCAAGTCACGCAAAGGAGCAGAACGATCCTGAACCACTCGTTGCATTGACCTGACACCAGAATCACTCAAGAAGATAATATCCCCGCCAGTGACCTTAATAGAATCCCGAGCACAGCAGCCAATACCGCTAACAGTATCAGCCAAAGACATATTAGTGGGATCATTAGCGCCCTGATAGATCAGGATCTGTCTACGACCAAAGATATACAAATAATTGTTGTGAGCAGCCAAGCCTTGGATCTCATCAGAGCCAGCAGGCCACACCTGAGCTACGTTAAGCGTACCAGAAGATCCAGTATTGAGCACATGGCCAGACAGAAGATCAGAGAACTGAATAGTGTTCTTATCTGTCAGCGTAGAAGCACTCCAGGTGCGCCCATACGCGCTTATAACGCAGTTTGCACTCTGCACCGTACCTAGGTATCCAGTCTTCTCAGAAACACGCCTAAACGTGGTTGCAGACACCGCAGGATCGAAGACTAAAGGATCATGTCCTTCCTGATACAGATACATCACTCCGTTCAGAGGAGCCATTTGCCAACGATCATTACTAATCGTAGGAGCAGTACCACCACCTCCGTAGGTGAGCACAGACAGTGTTGATCCTACCAATTTAAACAGTTTATTGTTACCAGCAGCAACAATGTAAGATGAACCATCATTAGCAATCAATTCACCGATTGCCTTAACGTTAGCGGTGCTCAGATCAGCGTTAGAAGAGTGTTTAGGAAGCCAACCCTTACGTGCCCCAATACGTCCAAACTTATCAATCACACAGTTAGAAGCAACGGTAGCATAGCCTGACTCCAGGGCCACAGAAGCATCCTGGGTGTTTACCCCCATGA